CGGTACGCCGCAGGGCTGTATACGGCCCACTATGCCACGCTCTACCTGAAAACCTACGCGCCCTCCAGCGAGACGCCCGGGCAGGCCGCGGCCACCGGGGCGCTGGTGGGGGTGGTGGCCTCGGCCAAGCTGGGGCAGGACAGCGTCACTTATGACACAGACGCCCTCACGAAAGCGACGGAGGACTGGGGCGACCTGAACGCCACCCAATACGGGCAGCTTCTGGCCACAAAGGCCCGGCTGGTGGGCATGGGAGGGAGTTATGTCTTATGAATTTCCGTGACTGGTACACCGATACCGTGGACATCTGGCGGGTGGTTCCGGTACAGGATGGGAGCTTGACACGCCACGAGCGGAGAGAGCTGTACCGGAATATCCCTTGCCGCCTCTATCAGGTGGAAGCGCCGGAGGTCCGCATGAGCCAGGCCGCGGCATCAGCAGACCAAAAGGACTGGCTCCAGTGTGACAACGAAGTGGACATCCAGGCGGGTGACGAGCTCATTATTCACCGGGGGGCGGTCCTCGGCAAGAGCATCCCGGACATACGCGCCTTTGCCTCCGGCCCCAACCACTTTTTTGAGCCCTTCGGGGCTATCATGCCGGGACTGGCCCATCAGGAAATCCGTCTGCTCCAGCAGGAGCGGGTGAAAGGCGGTGCCACATGAGTTATACGGTAAGCCTCCAGCAGAGGATCCAGCAGCTCAAAAAGGCGCAAGCCAACTTGCCGGATATTCTCTATCAAACGGCGAAGGGGGCCACCATGCGGGCCATAGAGGCCGCTGCGGCGGCCACGCCACCCAGGGAGAACGATTTGAGGGGAGTTAATACCCGGGCCGGTGGGTTAAAACAACATTGGGCCACGGCCAGCAAGCCTGAGCCGATGGGCGGGGCTCTTTCCGGCGGATCCTCTTACACCACGATCCTGGCAAACGATTTGGAGTCCGCCTCTTACGTAGACCAGGGCCACCGGATGGACAGACATTTTGTCCCGGGGCTGTACGTGGATGAGAATGGGGTACTCAACTATGATCCGGCCCGAAAAGTGGGCTTGGTGGTAGGCACCAAAACCCGGTATGTGAAGGGTGAGTTTATGACCGACAAGGCCAAAGAGGCGTACCAGAAGACCGTTCTGGCCGAACTGGACAAGGAGATCAGGAGGCTGCTGGAATGAACCTGACTGTAACCACCATCGCCAAATCCCTGGCGGACTACTTGGCCCCCTGCTTCCCAAGTGTGGCCTTCTACGAAGACCCCAACCAGCAGGGCAGCCGTACCCCTTGCATGTTCCTCCAGACCCGCTACAACTACCTGACCCTGGAGACCGGCGGGTTCTGGCGGCGGAGGCTGGGGCTTGACCTCACCTATCTGGAGGACTACAACCGCCCGGATTTGCAGCAGAGGTACCAGCGGGCAGGGGAGACCCTGGATCTGCTGATGGAGACCTTCCCCTACTCCGACGGGGAGACGGCGGGAACCATCCTGCTGCGGGCCCATGAACGGGAATGGCGCATAGATCTGGACGCCCTGCACTATCGCTTCGAATTGCTGGAGCGGGTATCTATCCCCGAAGCTGTGGTCAAGATGCAGGCCATGAACTACGACGAGAGGCTGAAAGATGAAAGCTAAAAAGTACCGGCGGGAGATTCTGCTGAAAGCTCACCGCTATGCGAAATATCAGCAGGACTTCCTCGGGGTAGTCCTGTGTAAGAGCGAGTATACCATCGCCGAGGCCGACAAGGCGGTCAAGGCATTCTTCAAAGACAAGGAGCGTGATTGACATGGCAGGAGGTACCTGGGCGAGCCAGAACAAGGTGCGGCCCGGCGTCTACATCCGGTTTGCCTCGGACCGGGGGCTGGGGCTCACGGTCAGCGACCGGGGCGTGGTAGCCATCGCGGAGGCCATGAGCTGGGGCCCGGTGGAGACGGTGCAGGAGATCGAGGCCGGGGCCAATATGACCCCCTACACCGGGTATGACATCACCAATCCCAAGAACCGGTTCCTCAACGAGATCTTCAAGGGCACCAACCGGACGGCGGCCCCCAATAAGCTGCTGCTCTACCGCCTGGGAGCCACCGGGCAGAAGCAGGCAAGCGCAGAGGTTTCGCCCCTGACGGCCACCGCAAAGTATCCCGGGGTTCGGGGCAACGATATCTCCATCGTCATTACCGAGCTGACTGACCCGGAGGATGCTTTCGCCGTGTCCACGGTGGTGGGCGGGGAGATTGTGGACCAGCAGACCGCAAAGACGGTGGAGGAGCTATCCGCCAACGACTGGGTGGCCTGGAGTGGTACCGGAGCCCTGGCCGCCACGGTGGGAAAGGCGCTCTCCGGCGGCGCCGATGGTTCTCCCGCATCCGCCGATTACACCGACTTCCTGGCAGCCATCGAACCCTACAAATTCGACGTACTCATTTACGACGGCGCCGACACCACCGTGCAGGACGCGATGGTGGCCTTTGTGAAGCGCCTGGCGGCGGAGGAGGGGGCTTATACCCAACTGGTGGCCGCGGGGCTCACCAACCCGGACGACCGCTTTGTGGTCAACATCATGAGCGGCGTTGTGCTCAGTGATGGCACCGCACTCACCCCCCAGCAGGTGACCTGGTGGGCCGGCGGGGCCCTGGCTGGGGCCCAGTATAACGAGTCCCTGACCTACGCCGCCTATCCCAACGCGGTGGACGTGTCCCCCAAGCTGACCAACTCCGGGTACATCGACGCCCTGACTGCCGGCCAGTTTGTCCTCTTTGCCGACGACGGGGTGGTGAAGGTGGAGCAGGATATCAACTCTCTGGTGACCTATACCACCGATATCACCGGGCCCTATCACAAGAACCGGGTGATCCGGCTGCTGAACACCGTCGCCAACGACATCTATCAGCAGTTCTCCGACGGCTACATCGGCTCCGTGAACAACAATGGGCAGGGCCGCATGATGTTCAAGAGCGCCATCGTGGGATATCTGCTGGACATCCAGGCCAATAACGGCATTCAGAACTTTGAGGCCGAGGACGTGACCGTAGAGCCCGGCGAGGCCATTGACGCCATCGTGGTCAACCTGGCGATCCAGCCGGTGGACAGCGTGGAGAAGATCTACGTCACCATCACCGTGAATTGAGGGAGGTGTGAATATGGCTTATCTGTTGGCAAAAGACACCGTCACCGGCGCGGAGGGCTCCGTGGTGGTTACCAAAGAGGGCCGGAACTATGTGGTGGCCGGTATGCGGAACATCACCACCAATGCGGAAATCCAGAGCAGCGATATGCGGGTCATTGGCACCCGCACCATCCAGGACAAGCCCAACGGGGCCAAGCTGACGGGTACCGGCAACATCTACTACGGCACCAACCTGTGGACGGACATGGTGCTCCAGTACATCCAGACGGGCGTTATGCCGGAGTTTGATATTCAGATTACCAACTCCGATTCCGCTTCGGCGACACTGGGCTCCCAGGTTATGGCCTATTACGGATGCCACCTGACCGGCACCGTGCCCCTCTCCGTTCTGAACAGTGAGGAAACCATGCTGAACTATGACTTCAACTTCGCCTACACCCGCGTGGCACGGCTCCAGGCGTTCAACGATCCGGCCCAACTGGGTAATTAAGGAGGAACCGATATGAGTAAGCTTTCCGCATTTCTGCATCCCGTCACTACCTCGGAGGAGAAGGAGGTTGTCATCTCCAACCGCTTTCAGGACGAAAGTGGCCAGCCCGTGCCCTTCAAGATCCGGGCGCTGACCCAGGAGGAGAACGACGCCATCACCCGGCAGACCACCCGCCGCCGGAAGGAGGGCGGACAGACAATCGAGCAGTTGGACAGTGTGGATTTCACCCGCCGCATGGTGGTGGCCGCCACGGTGGAACCCGACTTTTCCAGCAAGGAGCTGTGCGACGGGTGCGGCGTCCTGGACCCGCTGCTGGTGCCCGGTAAATTGCTGCTGTCCGGCGAGTATGCCCGGCTGGTCAAGGAGATTACGAAGCTGTCCGGCTTTGCGGAGCAGGAGGATGAGGTAAAAAACTGATGGACGGGGCCGGCTGGGACACGGAGATGCTGGTAGCATATTACTGCTTCGTGAACCTCGGCTGGGCCCCGTCCCGGTATGACGCCCTCCCGTCCAGGGAGAAACGGCTGGTGACCGAGTTCGCCCTGAAAAGCATGAGAGACCAGAAGGAAGCCCAAGACCGGGCGAATCGGAGGTGAGAGCATGGCCGCAATTCGAGAAACCCTGATTCTGGAGGATAAATTCACGTCCACCATGACCCAGTGCTTACAGGTAGCGCAGAGGATGGCAAACATGCTGGACGATGTGCGGGCTTCCACGATGAATGTGGAAGCCGCCGCTGCGGCCACAGCTGTACAAATGCAAGAACTTGCGGGGAAGATGACGCAGACCAACAGCCGGGGGACATCCCTGCTTGGTACGATCCGCAACCTCGCAGGCACCTTCTTGGGTATGCAGTCCGTCCGCTGGCTGGTAAACACCTCCGACCAGCTCACCAGCATCAACGCCCGGTTGCGGCTCATGACCGGCAGCGCCGAGGCGGCGGCCGCAGCCCAGGAGGAGATTTATCAGGCGGCCATGCGCAGCCGTGGAGCCTACGCCGATATGGCGGACTTTGTTTCCCAGCTCGGCACGGTAGCCGGGAACGCATTTACAGGAACGGACGAGCTGGTGGCTTTCGCCGAGCAGATTCAAAAGCAGATGGCGATCTCCGGGGCCTCCGGTGCGTCTGCCCAGGCCGCGCTGGTGCAGCTTACCCAGGGCCTGGCCTCCGGCACCCTGCGGGGCGAGGAGCTCAATTCGGTGCTGGAGCAGACCCCCATGATTGCCCAGACCATCGCGGAGTATATGGGCGTCACCACCGGGGAGATGCGGGAGCTGGCAAGCGAGGGAAAGGTCACTGCGGAGGTGGTCAAGAACGCCATGCTTGGGGCGGCGGAGGAGACCAACGCCCAGTTTGAGCAGATGCCCATGACCTGGGCGCAGGTGTGGACGATGTTCCAGAACGTCGCCATTCAGGCCCTTGACCCGGTGCTGGATGCAATCTCCTGGCTGGCAAATAATATCGACCTAGTGGGCCCCATTGTCCTGGGTCTGGGTGCTGCGTTCGGCGTGTTCCTACTGGCAGCCAACTGGACCAACATTTGCACGGCGGCGACTACGGCCTTGACAACCGCACAGACGATGCTTGGGACGGTCATGGCGACCACCTGGGGGCTGCCGCTTATCATCATTGCGCTGGTGATCGGGGCCATTTACGCAGTGACGGCGGCGGTGAATCAC